CTAGATAATAATGCGCTTTAAAATACTTCCAGTAAGTGCCGTTGACCTTCCAAATTTCCAAGTTGATATCCGGTCGTTTTTGGACTTTTTTTTTACTTCGCCGGTTGCGGTATCATATACCCAATCCGGTTGCAGCCATTCAATGACATCATAGTGGCAGCTCAGGAGGACCACTTGGCCACCGGTGGAACGCCGCCAGCCTTTAGCAAAGGCAGCCGCTCCTATTTTGGCAATTTGCCTATCCACTACTGAAGTAAACTCGTCCACAATGGCCCTTTGTGGTGCTTCGCAGAGTAATCTTGCCATCGCCGCCCGGTATTGCTCCCCATTGCTGAGAACCTTAAAGGGCCGTAGCCATGAGGGAACGCTTCCAAGACCTACGGCAGATAAGGCACCGGTGACCTCGTCCAAACTTCCATCGGGTTTAATGTCATCGATGAGGGGCCGGTCAGGGTTCCAACCCTCTGAGGTATTCAATATGGGAACCTCTGGCCACAATTGTTTTCCCAAGGAGGTTTTCCCACTCCCTGAGGGACCAACGATCAAACCTATTTGCCAATCGTCACCCTCAATGGGCAACTCGGCCTCGCATCTCCATTCATGGCCGTTATCGGCATTAAAAAGGCTCTTTACCTTATTGGCCCTAAAACTGTCAAATTCCAGTGAGCTATGTTGTACATTAATTTTCATACGGATACTAATTTTAAATCTTTAAACCCCATTTTTTTAAGCTTTTCAAATGCTTTCTTTTGCTCGGCCTCGGTAGGTACCTTAACCACAACTGCATGTTGCTCTTTGTAATTGAATTTCCCTTTTTTCATCATATATTTGTTATCGACTAAAACAATAAAGCACGAGTGCGCCAAAGGCTTCCGCCCCCGGTGTGCATTCGTGCTTTCTTTATATGTTTTAGTCGACTTTAAGGAAACCGGGGGCTTTTTATACCCCCTTGTATTGAATATAGGCCAGTGTAAAGAATGGCGGTCTATTCTCATGGGGCTGGTTGCTCCCCTTGTTATTCGTGGTAATACTATGGCTGTGAGAACCTCCAGACTGTGTATTAAAGGTTCTTAAACCTTCGTCATTACCAGCAGTATTATTCGTCAATGATGGCCCGTCTCCACTTCCAAAACCATCCTCTCTAATTTGAAAACCGTGTGTGTGTGAACCGCTGGAGCTGGTGGAACCGGTATGGTTATGCTGGGGCATCTCGGCCTCCGTTAACGTATGTTGCTTTTCGCCTCCGGTTTTTCCAATGGCATTGTAATCCGTATCCCCCGGGTCATAGCCAACAATAAAACGACCGGTAAGGTCAACGGTACCATTAGCGCCATTGCACAAATACCATCCTGTTGGAATATTACCAATTGAACCAGCATACATAATAATCCCGTCAACGGGAGTTATGGCCTTTTGGACTTCGGTCATAGGCTTTACCCTTGGAAGGCTTGCCCATGCAACGGTATAGGAGCCACCGGTCCCAAATTCGGCGGTGCGTATATAATAGGCCGCTTTGCTATCGCCCAGACCGTCAGCTGGGTTAACGTCCTCCAAATAGGTAACGTTCTCCACATCCTCCGTAACCGTAACATTTGTCCCGACAGCTCCCCCGGCAAAACGTATGACCTCGCCATTGAGGACCATCCAACCGGCGGCGGCGTTTCCCCCTGTGACCTCACAGCCCTTGAGTATAAAGTCAGTTCCCCCAATATTGGAGAGCTGCGATACCTCGCCAATGATGGACTGTATCAACATTAAAAATTCATTATCTGCGGGGAATCCGTCCCCCTGGGCTACATACTTATCCATAGGTAACTGTATAGGTTTTATCGGGTAATCTGTAAAAATCAATCAAGGCCCTTAGGCGAATCATTTCGGCGGCTGAAATATTGAAACCGGTAGGTAGTACCACCGTAAAATCAACATCCAGTTTACCAAGGCTCTTGCGGTCATAGAAACGAATCGGCTGGGAATCTGCACGGTCAAAAAAGAAAACCGGTTTATCGTCCGCCCTATCATAGAAATACACAGGAAAGGTATAGATACCATCCTCAATGAATATCCTACGCTGTACCCGGTCAAAAGAATCGTTCAACACATTCTCAATGCTGAAGACCTGAGGCGTGTGGGCAAGTTTGTAATTGGTACGGTCCCTAAATTGCATAAATTCCTGGTGCAATTGAATTAGAGGCTCCACCATGCAAAATAACCAATGTAAAAAAGTGGCCTTTCTCCTTCTAATGGGAAGCATCTGGGTGACCAGCCTATAAAAATCGATATTGAAAATATTCTCGTACACTAACTTATGACGGTTTTTGCGGTAAAGTTGATGGTCAAGTTTACATCTGTGATTTCCATATACCCACTATTGGCCACAATAGTATTATCGATGGTCTGCCAATTGGCTGGGGTTTGGTAATTGCTCTCGGCGTTGGTAATGTAAGCCTCACGGTTAGAGCATCCTGAAAGTCCCTGAAGGATATCCTCTAGCTCGCTCACACTAAACTCGCCGTTAAATCTTAGATTCTTCAGGTAATCCCTCACGGCATCCTGTACCGGAGTATTATCGGTACCATCTATCCGGGTTCCCGTTTCGGTTAAAATCAAGGGGTCATAAAAGAAGTCGATTGTCAAACGTAAATCGTCCGGGTCATCACTAAAGACTTCCAACTTGGTACCGGCGGTCTTAATGCGTTTAAAATAATCCACAATACCCTGCTTTTGGGCATCCGGTAATTTGGCCAGCTCGCCGTCGACCTCGGTAGCACATTTTACAAAAAGAAAGGTCTGGTTGTTAATCTCCAGCTCTATAACGGCGGCTCTCTTTACAACAAGGGCGTCCGTTATTTCCTGCTCGGTATAGCCGTCATCAGAATAGATCAGGTCATCGTTCTGCTCAACCAAGGGATGCCCATGACGATACTCAAGGGCCTTTTTACGGTACCAAAGGTTTCTGAAAATCTTTTGATTGGCCAGCTGGTCATCCACCTCCAGTTGAAATATTCTAAAGAATTCATACACTACCCAAATCACAAAGGCGACCACATACGCCCAAAGGTTATAGGATGCTGTGGTACTGGTACTAGTTAAGCCGTTCAGGCTTTCGTACTCGGCCTTTTTGGCTAGGATTTGTTGTTTTATTTCGTCTACAGTGGGCGTGGCCATATGAGGTATTATTTATACTCCTTAAAAATTGCTATTTCCAACATGAAAATTTGTCCGTACCGGTCCCTCAGAGGGTTTACCGTAACCTTTCTGTTGATATCCGGCAAATCCCCAAAAGGAAGCTTAGTCATAAAATCAACGGTAATGGGTCTACCCAATTTGATGGCGGTCTGCTCCAGCTCCCTAATTTTACTGGAGAATTCCACACCGTAGAATTCCACATCGTTCTTATAATCCGATTTCTGAAACCCGAAAGGTTGCATAAAGTCTACATAATACGCTTGATTGATTGATAGGGCATTCCCCCTCAAGTCTTTCAAAATTCTTGGGTTGGCATATTGGTCCTCCAGCTGGTCAAAACGGATTTGGTTTTCCCGCAAGTCCTGTATCTCAAATTTCATGGTCACTATCTCCTTTTCCCTAGCAATCTCGTTAACCTTGAATACCTCAAGCTGGGCCTGATATTGGCGGGATTTATACCAGCCTATGGCCATAGTTGAAATACCGGTGGCAAATACAATAAGGACCCAACGTACAAAGAGCACCCGCTTATCCTTGGTAAGTTTCTCGTAAAAATCGTTTAAGGGCATTTTAATCTACTTTTTTATTTTCCCAATACCTTACAAAGAAGGCCCTAACAGCTTCAACCGCCAGCAACAAACAAATGCAGCCACTCATTACATAGCCATCGTTTTTATCCAAAAACAAAGGTTCCCTGTAGATAAGGGGTATGATAATTCTAAAAACCATATAGAACATAAGGACTACCCAGCACATGATTCTGAGTACCACTCGTATCCAAAAGCTGAAGGTCTTTTCCTTTAATGATTGTTTGATGTCTTCCATGTTACTTTGTTTTACCACCAAATAATGGTGTTATTCTTTTTTCCTTTGTTGGTTTGGTTGCCGGTTGCCGGGGCTGAACATGGTGCGCAACTTCCACCACAATCAATTCCAGTTTCATCCCCGTTTTGAATACCATCACTACAAGTTGGTGTTGGCGGTGGAACACTACCATCAACCAAACTGTTTACATAACCAAAAGTATCATCCCCCCAAGTAGCTTCTAAACTATTTGGAATACCATCACCATCACTATCTGCTTCTACGCCACTCATTCCATTAAGATTAGAATATCCTGTTCCGAAATAACTTACACTAGTAATATTTCCAGAAGTTAAACCTGTATGACCTGTATTAGATGCTAATTGATTAAACAATCTTGTGGTGGAAGCATCCCTATGTTGATAGGTACCAACAAAAGGAAAAACGTTTTCTTCAAGCGTATCACCATCATAAATAGCACTTCCATTGGCTATCATGGGCATGGAATAAGGTGTTAAAACTTGATAACTTTTAGATAAAGGTGTACTCATTCCATTTGCATAATCATCATTTCTTGAGGTGATTTCATTCCATACATCACCACCAGTGGTTCCTATAGGTCTATAAGCTGAATCATAATTATCTTCACTTACATAATATCTATTTGTTGAAGGGTTATCATCCATTACAATCCATCGTCTGGGTGAAGGAACGTTTGAAGGCCTTTGCCAAGTATTGCCAATAATATTAGCATGAATATAGGCCCCATCTTCATTATCATTAAAAATCAAGCCCCATGAATTAAGGTTAAAGCCGTGGTTGTTTACATATTCATAATTATGCAATCCACTTCTATTTGCAAACCTAAAAGGGGAAAGTGCCGGATTTCTTTGAACCGAATTAGCGAAAATATTATAAGCATAGGATTGATCGCGTCCATTGCCTTGCATAGTTTTGCCTCCGCTTCCCGGTTGATTAGACAAAGGTTCATTAAGAATAGACCATTGAACCGTAACATTATTGGAATCCGTAAAATCAACCGTTTCATCAGAAGTATAAGACATTTCCATGTGGTCGAATATAATATTGGTACCATAAGCAGCAGTAAAAGCATCACCACAACAATCCGGGTCATTCCAACTCCCTGTTCTAACCCTATAAAATCTGTGGATAGTATTACTTGCCGTTAAAAGATTAGGGCCACTCCAAGCGTGGGAACGCCTGATTGTAATTCCCTGTCCGCCATACCTAAATGCAGTTTGGCCGGCTACATAAACATTTGAAGCTATGCTTAAATAGCCATAGGCATCTTTATTGACATCAATATATCCGGCGACCTCAAAAACTACAATGGTATTGGGTTGGCTTGTGGCCCATCTAAAAGTTCCAGTTCCTGTGCCATCCGCCAAAGTGGTTACCTTTCTAACTTGGTAATCCGTAGGGAAAGTCCAATAAGCACCATAACCAACAGCACCGGGAAATACTTCACCCGCAAAAGGTTTTTCGGGCAAATTTTCATTTATAGTTAAAGGATTTACTGAAAATTGTATGGCGGGCGGTTGTCCATATATCACCTTTATTTTTTCAAGCTTAGGTCTTATTGAATCATTTTTGATTCGATTACCAAAAACTAAGCTTGAAACCAATAATAATACTAATGTTAATTTTTTCATCTTATAAGATTTGAACACCATCAACCCATACATCACTACTTGTTATAGAACCACTTACAGGGGTTACCAATGGTGCATCAGTGGTTGCGGTTCCTGTCATTTCTATTCTTTGCCAAATTCCATTTCCAGCGGTTCCATGAACGGTACTTTGTACAGATCCCGCAGTCCATCCATCAGCTTCAAACAATCTTGGGAAGTTATTACCAGTAGATCCGGCTTCCCTATATAGATAATATTCAAAAGTTACGGTTTGGCCAGATAATACCCCTGTAAGCGCAAATTTAGCTTGCGCACTACTTCCAGAAGTAGTAATATCCACCATAACAGCATGGGTTCCATTGTTTACAAAGGTGGTGGAAGCGTTTAAGGTACAGTTTGTAACAGCCGTAAATCCTGTAGTCGCAATTGCTTCATTATTAAGGTTGGCTGCGTTTGCATCCGTGTAGCCAGTTACACCGGAATCCGTACTTACTTCAAAATCTTCTGAATAAGTACCTCTATTACCACCTTTATCTACCGCACGAACGTTGTTACTGTAAACTGTGCTTGCGGCCCCTCCCGTGAAAGTGTAAGAAGTGCTTCCAGATATATAAATTGGCGTATCACCATCAATACTTAATTCATAATCTTCTATTTGCCCCACACTTGCAGAAGCTGGGTTCCATGTAATTGTATATCCCGTTTCTGAAACACCGGAACTGGCCAAGCCTTCAACAGTGCTTATTGAATATGGTTTAAATGCCGGTGAAATACTGTAAATGTTATCCGCTATTTTAAAAAAACCGTTTGCAATGGTAGAATCTGTATAAACTGGCCCACTAGGATGGCCATTACCCACAAAAATTACCCCGCTTGCGGGTGTAAAAACTTGAAAACTATCTATTTCAGTAGGTTGAAAAATAGCCCTTGAATTTATTGAAATACTGTTGTCAACTTCAAAATATGAGCTTTCATCATCAAAATTGAACTTCCCAAAATCAGATTGGGTAAGGGTTTTGGAGGTTCCGCCTAAATCGGCAGCGGTTAGGCCACCTGAGCCAGCCCCGACTCCTGCAATAGCAGCGTCTAAAGCCCCTTTATCTACTAAATCCGTATTAAGTACAGGTTCTCCAGTCTCGCTCAGAGAGTAAAGCAAAGTGTACCCCGTTCCGGCACTTGTAGTAGCTGTGTTCTGGAATAGAAACCTAAAACCATCGCTGCCCGAAGTTTTTACAAGTGACCATCTTTTACCACTAACACCGTCAGCTACCCCGTAGGCACTTCCGCTGTTAAATATATTGTAACTCGAATAGTAATTGATACCGCTCACCGTATTATTGCCAGTCCTCCTAAACAAAGCATCAAAAACGTTATCGGTCACGTCAACGGAAAATTCATTGGAGGATAGATTTAATCCGTTGCCGGCGGTGTAAGAACCCCCACCACTTGATTCCGGTATCTCAATCCAGTCCGTTCCATTATAGTACCTATATCTTTTAGAGATAGTATTAAAATAAATAACTCCTTCCCCGGGAGCGGGGTCTGAAGCCCTTGATAATATAGCATATCCTCCCGTGAACTGACCAGCAGAAGCAGTATTGGAGACCAATAGATTATCCGTGTCAATAGTACCACCATCAACTATGTCATTGGAATCCAAATTTATATTTCCGGTCATAGGCACACTACCATCCGCTAAGAAATCACCGGTACCGGCTCCAGAGCTAATAAAAGGCACCCAGCCTTGGTCATCCCTGCGGTTAATCACCTTGATTCCCAAATCGTCGTTATAGGCTTCATAGATGACATCCGTGCGGGTTGTATCTATAGCGTTGATTTCCGCTGTGGTCAATTTACCATAGCGCATATAATCCTTCTTGGATTGGGCATGTACTGAAAAACCCAAGATCAAAACAAGTATTAAAAGTGCTTTTTTCATTTTCCTTTTGCTAGTTTGAATTCGTCTATTTTAGTCTTCCCATCGGGGCTTGTAATTATTAGCTCACCGTTTTCGGCCTCCTTTGCTTTCAAAGTAGTTTCCTCAAGGGCCTTTATTTCTAGTTTCCGCTGGTCATCCCACTCCTTGGCGGTTCTGCCAAGGGTCTGAATCTGCCCCCTTAATTGATATTCCACATCCGTCAGCTCCATTTCACGGTCGGCCTTTATTTTTCTAAACTTCATCCAAACGATAAAGTACAGGGCCATGAGCGCAAAGGCATTCGCTCCTATTAGGTACATTATAGTCTCATTGTCTATCATGGGTTACTATCTATAAGGTTAAAATCCGTATTTGCCCAAGTACCGGGGTCGGCTATATCCGCTTTTGCGGTACAGTGAACAATCTCCCCACCGAAAAGGGAACCATCGCCACGACCTTTTACTTCCTCCCCAGCCTGTGGATATATTTCTGTATTTCCACTTTCCTTATACAACCGGTATCCCCTTACATAAATAATCACAGGGTTACCTTGCATGACGGCATCGCTCAGGGTGTTAATGCTATCCTGTAAGGCGTCCAAGAAGTCCTGAAGCCCATCGATATAGCCAATAGGCTCGCTTTCCGGTTTTACATATTGGGTAAGGGTATCCAGTTTGTTCTTTAGGGTAGTGGTAAAATCCTCTGTACTCAATTGCTTGCCGGTCACTTTATCCACCTTCCCGTCCAAGGCTCCCTGAAGCCCTGTTATCTTGCTAATAGGAAAGTTGGCGGGTTCCTGATACTGAGCAATCGTCGTGACTGTTTCGTTACCGTCACCGTCGACGGTGGTAAATTCCCAATCGGTCCCGTTTTGCGCTATGTTGGTCAATACCTGCCCATCGTCCTTGTGCCAAAAACTGGCCAAGATGTTTTCCCATTTGGTAATCATCACGGGGTCCGTGCAAGTGAGGTAGGCGAGTAATATGTTGAGTGCTTGCTTCATTTTAGGTAAAACATTTGCATAGGTTACATGGGTCGTTATTGTCTATTATTTCGGACTCTCCATCGGTAATGGCCGTAGCCGGGTAAATTTCCTTTTTGGAATAGAAGGCCGTAATCTCTGTCTTTGGGTTTTCAAATTCTACCTCCAGCAGTTCCGCACCTGGTACCAGCTCGTCCGTTAGGCTCTGGTCATTGTCCAAGGCCATTTGTACAGCTGCCTCCGGTCTTCCGTAGGTCTGTACCGCTAAATCGGTCATGCTCTGTTGTGGCCTAATCGCTATCATTGAATTATTCCTGTTACCGTTGCCGCTCCGGGCTGTACCCCGGGTACGTTTACCGTTCTAGTTACTACATAGCTCTCCACCGCATCCGCTATCTTTTGCGCAATTCGCTCTCTAGCTTGGTCAATGTTCTGTTTCTCGATTGGAGTGTCGCTCTCCGCATCGAATGCGCTCTTTATTTGATTCTTAAGCTCGGTCTTTGTAATTGCCATGTCTTTTTTCTCCTTTTTGTCACCCTGAGCGGAGTCGAGGGGCTATGCCTTTAAAATTGTATTTAAACGGTCTTTAATTGCCGTCGTTGCCGCTACGTTGATACTCGTCCCCTGAATCACTACGATTTTATTTACCTCGTCAATGAAATCATTGAGAACCGTTCTCAAATCCTCGTTACCTTTCTTCAGACGGAATCCGGTGGCATCTACATGAAGCTCCGTATTCTCAATCACGGCGTCCAAACTCTCCACCTCCCTTACGCTGCTTACCAACAATTGCTCCAGCTCGTTCCCAATCATGCTTACCAAGACCGTACTCCCCAGCTTGGGGTATATGACCACGGCCTTTGTCTCGTCCACCGTGGCGGTCAATCGAACGCCGGTATATTCAAAGCTCTCGAGGTCTTCCACCGTGACGGTCTTTTTGGTCTTGTCAACACTTTTGACCGTAGCCGGAAACGTATATTGACCCTTTGCCCTGAAGGCGGCCAAAGCTCTTTTTAGTTCTGCATCTAACCCCATCAGCTAACCTTGCTACTTAGTTCAACTTCCCTTCTTGCCCCGTTGGTACCAAAAGTGGTGACCACCTTGGGTATGAAATAACTACCGGTGCGCTCCGGGTAATTTTTGTCCCTTATTTCCACGTTCATACCTCTTGTGGCGTAGGGAATGAGGAAACCGGTAAGGGTTCCCTCGTACCCGTCATACTTCAGCTCGCTCAATTCGGCCTCGCCCAATTTCTTGAGGGTGGCCGTGTCGGTTACGTTGTATCTAAAGATGGTACGCTGCTCCCCGGTGGTATCCCCCACAATGACTTCTACTTTCGTATTGTCAGGGCGAACCCCGATAACCTTCAGATTGATTCGGACATCCTCGGCCCGTCTAAACTTCAGGTCATGCCCGGCTATGTTCCTATAAAGGTCATAGACCACCGTTTCCCCAATGTTCTTGGTCTGCCTAAGCCCCGCAAAGAGCTTCCCGTCATCGTCAATAAAAAGGTAGAGGCCGTAATTCTCCTTTATCTTTTCCAAGGCCTGTGCTCCGTTGACGTTCTTTAGGATAAACTGGTCAAAGTTTACCTCCGGAATGTCCCCGGCCAGCTCCAGCCCCGTATCGGCAACAATATGTTTAAGAACTTCCCTCAGCGTTGTCTTGCCAAAGTTTTTTGTTATCTGCTTTTGACGGACTTTGTAAATCACGTCCTCACATTCTATGGTCACGGTCGGTACGTTCGGTTTTACCCATCGCACAAACCCTTCAAACTCCACCTTTTCAAAGACCCCTAAATACCTTAGGGTAATTTTTACCGGTGTACCGGCTACGATTTCTCGTTCTATTTGACTCCTAAAAAAACCCACCTTTTTGTTTCCAAATAAGGCCGACATTGGAACCTCTATCTCTGCGGTATCACTAAGCAGGTCGACGCTCTTGGTAATCTTCACCCCCCTGACTTGCCTAAACTTGTATATACCCAATACTATCTCACAGTCCAGTACGAACATTACAGTAGGTTTAGGTCGGCGTTTTCTGATTCCTGTCCTAAAAGCAGCTCTACCCGATAATCATAATTGCTCACCGCATCGATATAGTAGCTTTGGCTATACGGTTTCCCCTTCATGTTGCCAAAACCATAATCCTTGATAACAATACTCCCTATCCTAAAAAGCGCAGCAAAGGCGTTGGTAAAACCCAACGGTTCTGCACGTTCGCAAACATCTATGATTTGCCTAACCTGCTCTTCAGGATATACTTTGTTGGCCGGGTCAATACAAAGGCCCTCAATCTTTATTTTATAGTCCTCCGCACTTATAAACTCCTTCACGGTTCCCTTGCGCTCCGAGCCTACAATGATGGTCTCCACAATGTTCTTTCTCCCGGAGATAGTTATCAATGGCTCGTTGGGCAAACGCACCCCGTCAATAGTGCAATCCATAAAAAAGGGTCGACCCAGCAAATCCTTTCCTAAGACGGCCCTGCCCAAGCGGTTAAGATTGGGGAGGTCCACATCCTCGAAGCCGAGCAAGGGATAAGGAAGCCCCACATAGTTGAAGGCCCCGGCGGTCAAGCTTCGTATGTTAAATTCATTTGCCATTATACCGGACTCGTTTGCATTTGGTTCGTACTATTGAGGACCCTTAGCAACATGCGCTTGAGTTCCTCCTCGCTCTGGGCCATGCCCTGAGATATATTTTGTGAGCTGATCGTGAAATTCTCCACCAGCTTATCAAAGGTTACGGTAATGTTGGTCTGTCTAGCACCGCCACCGTTAATGGCATTGATTCCATTGGTCACTGCATCGCCCAAGCCCGTCCCGCCTCCGTCTCCGGTGGCACCGTCAGTAGTAGAAGACGGGGAACTTGGATTTACTAATTTTTCTAAACCGGTACCCTCAAGCATCGAGGCCAGAAAACCTTTCTTTTTATTTTTAGCGGCCTGCGCCATTCCCTTACCAAAGGCAGTTGCCGAGGCCATACCAGCGGCGGCGGCATCTTTTTTGAAGTTCTCGAGACTACCTTTTCCTATACCGGTCAAATTTTTGAGGGCTTCCCCTCCAGAGGCTATCCCCTTTTTAAAGTCCCCATTCCAAAAATGTAGGAAGGTGGTACCTAAGCCCTTAACCCCCTCTATAAGTTGGATAACACGGTCTGTTACAAAATTTTTAATGGCGGTTCCAAAGCCTTTGAGCAAGGCCCACGATGCGTCTACCGCACCACGAAACCATCCTAATTGATTGTAGGCATAAGTAAATGCAGCCGCTAAAGCCATAATCCCCAACAGCACAAAACCGATAGGGTTCGCAGCCATGGCCGCATTTAGGGACCATTGTTTTATAGTAAGAAGCGTGGTCCAAAGGGACTGTATCTTTAATCCCATGGCCAAGGCGAAGGAGGCCGTTTTCCATGCCACCAAGCCACCGACCACGAGGCCTATGTTGTCTGCTAGTAATCCAAATATCCAAGAATCTTTAACCCATGTGAATAAGTCGCCAACGTATGAGGTAAGAATGGGTAGGTAATCAATGGCCGTAATTCCCCACTCTAAAAATTTTGAGAGATAAGGAAGTAGCTTTAATCCTAATTGCATGCCGAATTGCTGAAGCTTCCCCATAAAGGTTGAGAATCGACCACTAAAGGACTTACTCAATTTTTCCATCATGTTATAGAAGGGGCCTCCCTTACTTGTGGCTCTTGCGAAAGCTCTCTCGACCTCACCAGCACTAACTGCTCCTTCCTCCATTCGCTTTTTTACTTGTGCAATGGACTCCCCGGTGGCCTCTGCAATGAATTTTAAAGGGTTGAAACCGGCATTAATCATTTGGTTCAAATCCTGACCCATCAATCTACCCGCAGAGGACATTTGCGAATAGGCTAAGGTCATTGAATTTAAGCGCTCCTTGTTTCCTCTGGAGACATCTCCCAACATGGATAAAATAGGAAGTACCCTTTCATGGGCAACCCCAAAACCTAGAAGGGTTTCGGTATTTTTTTGAAGGTCTCGATTATTATAAGGAGTGGCATTAGCAAACCTGTTGATTTGCTGTATAAGGCTGTCCGCCTTTTGAGCTGAGCCCAACATTGTTTCAAAGCTAATCCTAGTACTTTCGGATTCGGCTCCAAGATTGATGATTCCACGTACTGTTTGACCGACCGAAAAAGCCAATCCCAAACGGCTGGCCATGCCCAGCAGACCGCCCCAAGTGGAGGTCAATCTTTTGGAAGCCCTGTCCGCCTTATGAATATTGACGGTCATGTTTTCCACTTGCTGGTTCACCTTCACAAAAGTAGACCTACCCTTGGCCCCAATCTTGGAGAGCTTGGAGGACATTAGGTCCTTCGCCAAAAATGTATATGTGTAGGTTCCTGCCACCGGTATCTTTTAATTTGGGTTTAACCCTTATTTAAAGAGGGCATTGATTTCCTTGCCCTCCTGTTTTCTTATATCCTGAAGCTGTGCAAACTTCAAGGCCCATGCTTCGTCGCTCAGGGTACTTGGGTCGATGCCCAAATGGTACTCGAGCAGGGTATCGATATAGGCGATGGGGTTTGCCTTTATACTTCCGTCGGTACCCTCTAAAACTTTTTTAGCTCTGCCGTGCTGGTCTCCAGAATTTGCTCTATTTGCTCGGTCACCCCGTAGAAATAGAAGTCATCATCTATGATTTCCATATCTCCTTCCAAAAAGCCGCTTCTAAGAACTTGCTCTGCCATCTCCAAAATGTTCCCCTGGGCTACTTGGGTGGCGTACTTCATTTGGTCCCGGCTAGGGCGTTTTACCCAACAGGCCTTATCGCCGCTTGTGATATGGAATACCTCCTTGAGCTTATGGGCTTTCTTCAGCTCTTCGGCCTTGGCCTTTAGGGCTTCCTCAACCGACTGTACCTCCTCGCTATCAACTTTTATATTCTTGATGCCCTCGGTTGTTTCCTGAAGTTCCTCTCCAGTGAAATTTTCTTTTGCTCCGTCTACTACTTTTTTCATGGTGCCACTTGATTTTTTACCTTGGATGCGCCCCTCCTGTTACCGGAGGGGTACACCGCTCTTCTCTCTTTTGGTTTTGCTATACTACTTCCCTGCCCAAGAATATAATGGGGAGGGTAATCTCTTGAAATTTATCGCCCTGCTTCATGTTCCTAGGGTCCTCTGTAAACTCCACACCCTTCAAGATGTGGGTTACGATATTTGCCCCGGTCTTTGGAACATAGGCAACGGTTACGCTAAAGCCGTCCAAATCGGTCAGGTCTTGGTCATCCCGCAACTGGCGTTGAATGGCCTCCACCTCGCTTTGCAATAACATTAGGTTCCCCTCATAGGTCTTGTTACCACTTTGAATGCTGTGCGGATTTTCGCCCCTACCATGTACAGGCTCCTTATCTTTTTTGGCGGTATATTCCACGCCTCGTGCGCCTATCAATACCCTCCCAAAAAGGGCTATCTCTACATTGGCCCACGCAAATTCCTTACTGTTGAACATGGTCTTTTATTAATCGGTTAAACTTGTGGTAAATCCTAAATCGATGGTAATGGTCTCAGAGTATCCTACCGGCAGCACTTGAAGCGTAACCGTTAGCTCGCTGGTACCCAAAATATCCTGATCGGGGTCAATGGTCGCCTTTACGCCGCTAATCTCTCCGTTGGCGGTCATCTGTAGGTTGATGGCCCTCTCGATATCCGCTTTCCAGTTACCTATAATAGCGGGGCTAATCTTTCCGGTTTCCTCTAGTGGAATCTCCTCAAGGATATTGTCGCTAAAGACGCTGGCGGCTATTAAGGAGGCTTTGTCAATAACAGCTACTTTTTCTACACGGTTCAAGTCATCGTCCTCCTCCGTGAAGGTGTGGCTCTTACCGAAGAAATAACCGCTCTTACCGGGTACGACATACATAACGATGTACCCTTTTGTGGAGATGTTCCCCAAGACGGCCTCTTTACCGTCAATGGCGGTATCATCCGTTAGGTCGGCAGTAGTAATGGGTAAGGCCCCATCACGCACACGACCGGCGGCACGTTGTACCGGTGTCGCAGCCTTACGCCCCAAAAAGAGACCTACGGCGGCATTCTTGCCACCGGTACCGCAAATGATACCGGACACCCTGTTAAGGCTGGCCGTTTTATAATCCTTCAGGTCCGCCTCGGTGCCGTTGAAGTCCTTCACGTCCACCAAAACTTGCATGTTCTGGTATTTGGATACGTACAGCTCCGCCAACACTTGGGCTTTTACAGCGGCGGCATCAACATCCTCGTCAACCCCATTGGCCACGGTGATACCGGCGGCACTTTTTCGGCTAACGCCTAAATATCTGATAGTGCCTTGGGCCGCATCCAATAAGGTAGGGCCAAAAGCCAAATCCTTATCTACCATGTCCTCCATGGTTACCGTGCTGGCCACAAGCATAATCCACAAAGTGGCACCCGTTAGGGCCTCGGAGTAAAAATCCTTGATTTGCTTGTGTGGGTAGTCGTTGGAACCCGCTGCCACGATACCAATAGCCTCGGCATCCTTTAGGCTCGTGAGCTTGTAGGCATTGCCTATGGTCACATTCCCGGCACCGGCCACGGTAACCCCCGTGACAATAAGGCCGCAAATACTGTCCGCAGTTTGGGCGGATTGCCCTAACTGGTCATTGTTTATGATGATTTTTACCTTGGGTAATGACATGGTGTCCTAAGTTTTATTTGGATGAATGAATTTTGATACTTCCGGGATCAGTCTAAAGATGATACCCCCAATGACCAACCACTTTACCAAGGCCAACCAATCGGGACGCCGTTTGCGCTCCTCTTGTAAGGTCTGCTCCAGTATCGTAATGGTTTCCTTCAGGTGGGTTATCGTTTCCTTGTAGATGGGTACCGCCTGCTCCAGCTCCTCGCAATGGCAAGTAGCCTCCAATTGGTTCCCAAGGCGTTGGATGGATAACGTCGCCGCCCCAACTGATTTCGTAAGGGGTAACCGCTCCTTGAGGTCCGTTATCTGAGTAGATAAAAATGCTGAGTCCGCCTTCCGTATAATCATTAAGCTGTCTATCACTTTCGATGTGGAAAAGATGGAGTCCTTCGTGGTCGTTTGTGATTTGGATTGCGTTACTATCGGTTTGGAGGTCCGGCAGCTCCACAAAAGGAGTAGCGAACATATCAGCGGAGTTAATGATTTCATCTGCTTGGGCGTTTGTTGTGAAAAAGAGTCCCAGGATCAGGACGAGTGATAAAATATGTTTCATAGTGCTTTGTATTAGTCTCTCATTTCATAATGAGGGGTATCAATGGTCTTTTTAAAGTTTCCTCCCCAACGGTTGTCCGGGTGGAGGCTTTCCCAATAGTCCCCCAGCTCTTGGAGGTACTCCTTTTTGTAGGTAAGGTCTGCGCCCCCGTTCAAAAAGTGGTTAAAGTCGACGGCCAGTCTTTTTAAGTGTTGCCCGTCCATAGTCCATGATTTTCTAGATACCTTGGCCAGCATTCCCTTAATAAAGGTGAGCCCCTTATAGTATAGGTATTGTTGGTCTTGGGTTCTGAAGGCATCCCCAAACGTTAAGAGTATTCCCATCTCGTTCGCCTTTAAAATGAGCTTGGCTATGTTCAGGGTAAAAATTTGCTGCTTGGTAGATAATTTCATGGTGCCTTTTTGTAATTAATCCGTTCTAGACGGCCCTCAAGGGGATGGAGCTACCTCTCGGCTAAGAGCGGAGAGGTCAGCCCCCCTTTATAAATCTTAGGTTATGCGCCTACCGTCTCAACGATATTCACAACTCCTTTTCCGTCAGTTCTTGCGGCAAGGCCTCCAGCTCTTGTCACGGCGGACATTTTAGAACCGTACAATTCGGCATCGTCCACGTTCAAGAATACCTTGGAGCTTCCATGCGCATGGCGCACAAAGTCCTTGTTCCACAATAGCGCACCGGCGCAATCCGTAGCGGCGGTCGTGGCTGAGCCATAAGCCCTGATGGTGGCTCCTGTAGTAAAGATGTTCACCTTACTACGCACATACCAATCCACGCCTAAGAATCTTCCCACGGTTCCTTCAACTAAAGGTTTGGCCCTATTAAAGTCGCTGGATTTTACTTCAGGGATCAATAACATATCCTCCAACATAGCCGGAGTCAAAAGACCGCATCTACCGTCTAATGGAATATCGCCCTCGTTCATTAACCTTAGACCGGCTTGGATATCGGAAAGGATTAAACGCTTACGGGTACCGGTTCCAGAAGGAACTCCACTAACTGCCCTGTCATCCCCATTGGTTCTAACAGAGGCCACGTTGGCACTACCTCCCCAAGCGGCAGCCATATAATTTGCTACTGCGGTGTTTAAGGCTTTTACATGCTCCTCAAGGATGCTGGCACGCTTGTCATAGCTTACCAATAAGGCCTCGGAGTACTGCAACCAAGTTGGGTCCGTAGAGAACTCGTGCAATTTGTACTCGCTAGGAGTATCGGCCCTTTTGGCGGCCACACCTTTGGTGGTTCTGTCCACCTCCACGGTTGGGATGGTCCCTACGTGAGGTAATTGAACGCTATCGGCATTTACAAAGGCCGAGTCGTTCTTGGACATTTTGTAGAACTCATTCGCAGGGAATAGGTTCTTGCTTAAATCGGCACTAAATGCCCTAATCAATAATTCTGCTGCCATGGTCTACTTGTTATCAAAATATGCGTTAAACAATTGCGTGAATTTCGCAGGCTCCTTTTCCTTCATGGTCAATAAAGCCTGTGGGTCGTTCATCTCATACCAATGGTAATCCTTCTCGGTAGTAGCTTGGTTTTGAACATTCCCTTTACCGGTTACCACCTCGCCAATGAAGTTTTTGGCGGCAGCGGCTCCGTGGTCGCCTTCAGCTCCGGAAGCCTTTGAGGCTATCAATGCCTCGGCAGCGGATTTTGCGCTTTCATGGTTCGAAGCAAATAGCCCGTTCCACGCCTCTTTTTGGTCCTCCTTGATGAACTCGCCATCGACCAACTTTGCGACCAAGCTATCAGCTTCAGTCTTTTTTTGTGCTTTGACCGTTGTCTCAAGGGCTTCAAACTTTGGTTTGAAAGCTGCATCTACCTTAAGCCCCTTGACGGCGGCCACGATATCTGCACCCTTTTCAAGGCCAAGAACATTTTCCAATTGCTCTTGCAGTTGACTCATTTGTGTATCTGGATTTTGATTATGTACTAGGTGGGTTTCAAAGAAGTTGTACACTTCCTCCGGGCTGGTGACGTTCTTGGGCATTTTGCCGTTTACCTTGCTTTCGCTGATAATACCTACCAACCCTAATTTTTTGGCCTCTGGGCCTTTAATGTAATGGTCCTTGCCATCCATCCATTTAGCGGCCACCTCCTCGGTGGTCATTCCGGTACGCTTGGCCAGTATATTGACCATATCGTCCTCATAGCTTTGAATCATATCGGCTGCCTGCTTCACATCGTCCGCAGTTCCATAGGCACCGCCACGGGCCTTGTGGTTCATAAGCCTTGCCATGTTGCCCATAGCTAGACTATCCTTTGGGATGGCCATGGAGATAATACTCCCCATACTGGCCGCAAGCCCCTCGATTTTTCCGGTAATGGTCACCTTTCCCTCGGCGACAGCATCTACAATAGCGTTATAGATTGGAATCCCCTCCGTAATACTGCCGCCGTAGAGGTTAGTGATATTAATTGCTATTTCATTGTGCTTGGATAAAAGGGCGTTGAACGTTTCCAAGAAGGTAGCCGCTTTAAAGGAGTTGCTGCTATCGAAGGAGGTAATGTATCCCGTTAAGGTCATTGTGGCCTTTTTATTGGATTTGTCCTCGTTGACTACCGTGTAATTGTTCATGCCGTTTCGCTAATTCGTTGAGACAAATTTGAAGCGTTTTTGGCCGGCTAAAAAATTGACAATCAACCATTGGGACTAGTCTCGCAACGTTTGTAATCTCAGTTACAACCATTGATTGCCGTTTAGGGCAAGCCCCCCAAATAGTTCAATTTTGTAGGTATAAACAGTACCTGACATGCAAGATTATTTACTGGATGATAACGGCGACCTATTAATAGAAAACGGGGACTTTGTTATCGGTAATTCAGAGCTTCAACATCAACAGGACCTTTTGGCCTCCCATAAGGGCGAGTGGAAAGAATACCCTGAGATTGGTGTGGGCATCTCCGAGGAACTTCTTAATGAAAACCCCCGTCAGGTACTGGTTCAGATACGGGCCAATTTTGAATATGATGGGATGAGGGTCAAGACACTTGGAATTGCGCCCAATGGTAACCTGGTCATCGATGCAACCTATAAATAAGATTTAAATGGCGAATAAAGGGCGATTAACCAAGAAGGAAAGCGATAGGAAAAAGCGTCAAGGCGAGCGGATGTTCATCAATGGTCTGAGCAAGGACGAGATTTCCGAAATACTGGAGATACATATTGAAACCGTCCACCGCTGGTACAAGCAAGGGAAATGGCAAGAGGCCAAAGACCTACATAGTATCAGCATCGGCGAGCTGAAACGGCAGGTATTACAAACCTTTAAGCAAATAAAGGATGGTGAGACTCCGGATATTTCAGCGGACCAGTTGAGCAAACTTGCCGCCACCTTCGAGAAGTTTAGCGACAAAAAGAAGGCCTTGGCCTATATGTACGAAAACTTTGAGCAGCTCTGCGATGCCATCATAAAGGACGCCCTTAGCGAGCGTACCAAAAAGGGCAAGGAGGAAAAACTGTCCGTTGCCAAATATGTCCGTGAAATGATGGACCAAGTAACCGCCAAGACCTATAAAGAAGCCTTGCATGACTAAGACGGAACTTAAAACGGCCCGTGAAAACTTTGAGGCCCGCTCCAAATATATCAAGGAGGCGACCTTGGCAGGGCTATCCACCAAGGAGGAGTCTACCGGCGATCAGGAGAAACGAATTGCCCGGCTATTGAAACCCAATAACTATAACGAGTTTTTTGATTATTACTTTGGGGTAAACACCCCCACGCCATTAGCGGACGCACCTTGCGCCAAATTCCACCAGAGCAGCTATGTCAAGGTATTTAAGGACCCCTTCATTGTCCAGTTTAGGCGATGGTTCCGGGGGGCGGCAAAAAGTATCCATACCAACGTAGGGAACATGCTGCACCTAAAGCAGAACGACCTCCTTTATTTTGCCCTGCTCATTGGTAGAAATGAAAAGGCGGCAAAGCTCTTACTTGGGGATATACAGGCCCATTTGGAAAACAATGAGCGTATCATCAAGGATTTTGGCGTGCAGATGCAGCACGGGAGCTGGGAGGGTGGCCAATTCGAAACCAATGACGGTCGTAACTTTTTAGGGCTGGGACTAAACCAACCTTTTAGGGGGCTTCGTGTGGGGCAGTATCGCCCGGACTTTGCCAGCGTAGATGACTGTGAGGATAGAAAGGAGGCCAAAAATCAGGAATTGATTCAGGAGAAAGTGGAGAAGATTACCGGCGACCTTAAGAAAGCCTTCCACCTGCACCGAGGCCGCCTGATAATTCCAAATAACTACATCGTAAAGAATGGCCTTAACGACCAATTGCTGGCCAAGTTCAAAGGCTCTAGTCATTTGCATGTACAGACCGTTAACCTTCGTAACAAGAACGGCTTCCCAAGTTGGGACGAGCGGTACACCCCGCAGATGGTGGACGATATCGATGCGGATACGGATTACTATACCAGCCAACGGGAAGACTATAATAACCCTATTGAGGAGGGGAAACTTTTTAAGCGGGAGTGGATACGGTTCCGTAAGGTTCCAAAGGATGTGCGCTGGAGTGCCTTCATCGGTTTTTGGGATTTGAGCTACAAGGCCAGCGGTGACCATAAGGCATATTGGCTGCTTGGTGTTACGCAGCAACAAATATTTGCGTTGGACGTGTTCTGCCGAAAATGTGAGCTGACCGAGGCCATCAACTGGCACTATGACAAGGCCATCGAACGCAACAAAAAAGGGATGAGCGCCTTAGAGTATTTTGACGCTACCGCCGCCCAAGAGGTAGTCTTTTTGCCCATCTTTCAACAGGAGGCACAGCGCAGAGGGTTCTTTCAAATTCCCATGAGCGATGTAGCCCCGGGCGTGGATAAGCACCTCCGTATCGAGGCGACCCTGACCAGCGTATTGTTCAACGGTACCTTGGTTTTTGCGGACTATCTGGAGGGAACGGCGGACATGAACGCTGCCCTTGAGCAAATCCTAAGTTTTGAAAAAGGGACCAAGTCCCCTGACGATAGCCCGGATGCACTCGAGAACGGTGTGCGCAAGGCGCAGCTCTATTTTACGGCAGACCTAGGAAGCTGGGGCAAGCCGATAATTCATCAACATAAACGAGGAGGTTTCTAATATGAGTCTTAGAAAAAGTTTACATAATGCCTTTGCCGCCAAACTGGACGCCAAGACCGGCTCAAAGTGGACCGATATGTGGAAGGGACAAATCAACCGGCAGTCCACAAAGTACCCGTTCAACTTTCCGGCTAATTTTGTGAGTATCCGCAATATTCCTTGGCAGGATATGACCCTTAACCACAAGGAGGGAACAGCGATTATTGATGTGTACGTGTTCTTTGATAAGTACGGGGATACCTTTGAGGGGGCAACGGATAAGGCGAATTCCATGACGATGATGGACTATCTGGACACCTTGGCCAATGACCTCCATTGGATGACCGATGAAGGCAGTTTTTATGCCTTTGGAGAAACCACGCAAATTGGTGAGGAGGACTTGACCGATAGGTATGAGCGCCCCGCCCATAGATTAACCTTTCAATGCCAAGTAGGCAAAACCATAACACCCGCAATCCATGTTTCTAACTAAAGACGAGCTTAAGAGCGCAGCTGTCCCCGAGGTAGTGGACAGGGCCATAAATCAAGACGATGAGGTGGTGACCATTATCATCAACGAGAGTATTGCCGAAATGAAAAGCTATCTGAGCGGACGCTTTGACGTAGCGACCATTTTTGCGGAGACGGAGGCGGACCGGGACCAAGTGGTCCTAAAGCACCTGAAGAAAATCGTAGTAGATGAAATCTACCGGCGCAAAACGGGTGAAATCAATGAGACTACAGAGAAAGGGTACAATGAGGCTATGTACTGGCTTAAGGAAGTTGCAGCGGGTCATATCCCTGCCGGGGACCTACCTCCAAAAGTGGCGGAACCCGAAACCGGTGACGGGTTTATAAAGTTCGGGGGCAATACCCGGTACAATTCAAATTATTGATGAAGGACCAAGACGATTTTGTGCATGACATTGAAAGGCAGGCCCGAGAGCTGGAGGAGTTCATGGGTAATGAAATGCTAGACATTATAGAAGTGGAGGGCCTTAACCATTTTGAGGAGAGTTTCGATAATGAAGGATTTACGGACGAGGTACTTGAGAAATGGGAACCAAGAAAGACTACCGATACCCGTGGCCGTGATATAACTAGGTACCGAACCAACAGGGTCGGGAAGGCCGGGGAACTGAACCGCTACGGGCGCAAGAACCAAGGCCGAAAGATATTGACCGGCCATGATAGCGGCGGCGACAAGTTAAAGAATAGTCTCCGGGGAGATAAGATACCAGGGGGCGTGGAGTTTGCCTCCGACAAGGAGTACGCAGAGGTCCACAACGAGGGGAGCGACATCATGCCCAAGCGGCAATTTATGGGATCATCCAAACAACTGGACGAGAACATTCTGAAAAAAGTAGATAGAGAACTTGACAACATATTCGACCGAAAATGATTGAAATCTTAGACCATACCGGCAAACCCTTTGTAAGGGCAAAGAATACCATTGAGCTGGCCAGAAAGAGCCAAAGCCTTATGTTGGATTTTGTAAAAATGCACCACAGCGTTTTTCGTAGGGAACTCGACCATTGGAAGGTAGCAAGAATGGAGCGTTTGAACCAAGAGGCCCCTTATACCTATCTCCTTCAGGATTTGTACAAAGATGCTATGTTGGACACGCACTTACACGCCATCTTTGAAAGCCGTATCCTAAGAATGACCAACAAGAAGTATGTCATCGTGGACAAAAAGGGCGTACCCATACCCGACAAGGGCGACTTCTTAGAGACCAAATGGTTTACGGATGCCGTGCGCTATGCTATTGAAAGTGTTGGTTATGAATACTCCCTCATGCATTTTGAAAAAAGCCAAGACGGTAAAATTAAGGAGGTAAAGCTCGTCCCACGGGAACATGTGAACCCGGACCGCCGCTTGGTGGTCAAAGGGGTCTATGACAATCAAGGCCTTCTATTCGATAAGTTTCCGAACGACCTACTATATGCAAAGCTTTATGATGGTTTTGGGCTGCTTGAAAAGGCGGCCCCCATGACCATTTTAAAACGGCACTCATGGGCCAGCTGGGACGAGTTTGAGCAAATCTTCGGGATGCCCATCCGTATCGCCAAACTAGGCACCATTAGCGATGACGTAAAGAATGAGGTTGCCCAATGGCTCAAGGAAATGGGAACGGCCAGTTATGGCGTGTTTCCTCAATTTGCGGACATTGAAGTGAAGGAGGCCAATAACCGGGATGCCTTTAATGTCTTCATGAAAAAAATTGAGACGGTGGACAGCCAGCTCTCCATTTTGTTCAATGGCCAGACCATGACGGTCGAAGATGGTTCCAGCCGCTCCCAAGCGGAGGTCCACCAAGAGACACAGGACGAGATTACCCATGCGGATTTGCGTAACGTTGTCAACTGGCTCAATGATAATCTGGTCCCGCTCCTGAGAAACTGCGGGTATGATATCGGTCAAGATGAATGGATAGGCGTCGAAAAGATAACGGACCCTGTGGAGAAAATGAAGATTGACAATGTCATCATGACCTCCAGCGGGTATCGCTTGACCAAAGACTATTTGGAGAAGACCTACGGCGTGGAGCTGGAGGATTCCCCAAAGCCGGAACCGGGCAAGGAAAAAAATCAGGATCCCGAAAAAAAAAAGGAGTAAGTAACGCCCTAGAATTTTACTACCGGTCCCATTGCTGCGGTTCGACTACGCTCACCGACCACCCTGACGGACATGGCCAAATTAAGGGTATCGTTGCCGCCGTTGACCCCATCCCCGCCAAGGTCATTAAAAAGCTGCTGGAGGAAATCTACACGGGAAATACAGAGCTGGACAGGGAACTTTTTAAGGAAACGGCCCGTAGGCTCATGGGCGGGGTTACCGAAGGTTTTGGTAAGGACTTCTCCAAAATCAAGTACAATAGCCCGGACTTTGAACTGTTGGACAAGCTCACCTATAATGCCGGTACCTTCGCCGCCTTTAAGAACCATAGCCAAATAAGGGAAACGGTGCGGCTCCTGAAGGATGCGGACGGCAACCTACGTAGCAAGAGCGAATTTATCAAGGAGGCCTTAAAGCTGGACAAAACCTACAATAAACGGTATTTAAGCGTGGAGTACGACCAAGCGGTGACCAGTGGCCGTATGGCCAAGAAGTGGGCCGATGCCGTTAGAACCCAAAACCTTTATCCCAATCTTACCTATGTCGCTGTGATGGATGACCGTACCCGTGACCTACACAGAAAATGGCATGGGATAACCTTACCCATTGGTCACAAGTTTTGGGATACCCATTACCCCCCAAACGATTGGGCCTGTAGGTGTACCACACGGCGGTCAGACAAGCCAGTTGATGACAAGGGGCTGAAGGTGGACGATATGCCATCCTTGCCCAAGCAGTTCAATATTAATGTCGGGAAGGAGGGCAAGGTCTTCAAGGAGGACCACCCCTATTTTAAGACCTCGGCCTTTAAGGCGGTGGCCACCTTTGCAAAAAACGCCCTGGTGCGCTTTCAGACACAAAGCTATTATCCAAAACTGAAGGACACGCTTGCCGGTACCTACAAGACCGATATCGGGAAAGTGACCGTAAACAATAGGGCAATTAAAGAGGCCTTGAACCAACCCCATGCGAACGCCTATTTAAAGAACAATCTCGTTGGAAAATTACCGGAGCTGCTGAAGGATGCCTTTTACATCAAATCCCTAAAGCCCCTAAAGGAAAACCCGCATTGGGTGCTATACCATTATTTGAGGTTGGGCGACTATGACGATATGATCCTGGTCATACGTGAGGACAGAAAGGGGAACTACTTCTTTTATTCTATTGTGGACAAAATAAAATCCTAAAGCCATCGCCTTGAAAGATACAGTCTAACAGGAACTACACTCTAGGATTTGTACAAAGTTATGAAAAAAGGGCCAATTGTGAATCGTCCCCTATATTGTTACCGTAGGTACCCTCGTCATTGAAAATGGCCGAAATGGTTCTGGAGCTTAAAAAGAACTCCCCCGCAATCTTGTCTATGATGGCATCATGTCGCCACTCCTTATGCTTTTTCGTGAGCTGGTCATAACGCTTTTTTATGTTAGCGTTCCTAAGCTCAATAAGTTGACGGTGGCGGGCCATTGTAGAGGATATATGACAAAAATAGAAAAACCCTGTCAATCTGACAAGGTCTTTCAAGGTGTGCAGGATTTCTCCTATGTTTTAGTCGACTCATTTTAAAGAAACCGGGTGGATGTACTTCTGTATCTCCGGGGGCGTGGGGAGCAGCTCCTTGAGCATCTCCAGCATCTCAAAGCGCTCCTCGCTCAAATCTACCTCCGTATTGAGGTACTGGAGGGTTACGATGATGCTCTCCATTCTACGGTGCCGCTCGGCGGCTCTTTCTGCAAGATGGCTCATGCCAAAGACGTTTGCTGTGGCTCAAAAAACTCCATGGCCAATTGTACGAACTTGTTGTCATAGCCCGGCACAATGTTGTTATGCTTATTGTGTGCGGCCCGTTTCATAAGAGCGGCCATGACCTTCTGTGAACGCCTACGGCCATGGCGCACCGTACTTACATGATTAGGGGTTACACCTGTCTCCTTGGCCACGGAAACCACATCGCCCATGACCAGATACTTTTCAAGGGTTTGGAAAAGCGGTTTTTCATGTGGGTAAATCTGTAAGGGGGTGTTTGCAATACCCGCCTCCAAATCCATCCACCTCATGACAAGCTTTGCCCTCACTTCGTCATTGAACTTTGCCACCACATACAGACATTCTTCTTTGGACAAGTCGTACATGGGTCTTTTTTCTCCTTTGGAATCCTCGTATTCAACGAGCGCAAAACTGCGCCCGTTAATCTTGTTCCATGCAACCTCTTGACTTCTAATACTTCTTAATAAGTCTTTGTGATTTTTGCCGGATATTTCGGCAATCTCCAATGAGGTAATTCGATGCTCATTTTTAGACTGAGCTGGTCTTTCGCTTTCTTTGGACATATCGAAAGTTTTAAAAAAGGCGAAGCCCCGCCTTAGGTGTGTCCAAACAATTCAGAGAATTGGATGCGCCTCGCTTTCGCTACGGCCACCATAGAAGGGCTTCTATCGTTAAAAAAATGTGTCGAGATTACTCTCTGACATTGTTTGGACGATGTAAATGTAGTAAATTAATATGAATATTTCACCAATTCTTCATCTTTGGGAGTTTCTAGCTTCCAATAGGTATATTCATTGTCCTCCTTATACCATCGGTAACGGGCTTCCTTAAATCTTAGTTTTTTAAGAAGCTCCTGCACCTCCTGCTGAAATTCTTGCTTATTACGGTTCGCTGCAAATATGCCCCCGCTAAAGTTTATAATCGTATTACCGGTTCCATTGATACTTACCTCAATATCCTCTACCCAAAGTTTATCCTTAAATATTGTGGCAGCAGCTTTTCGCATTGCTGGATACTCCTTTTTCTGAACCGTTGCTATTTTTCTCTTGAAATCATTTATTACGGGAGTTAAGGTATCGTACATTTGGGCCGCCTCGATTGTATTTGCATAACTTGACAATATCATTACCTCCGATTCCAGCCCTTCAAAGGAAGATTTGAAACCATCCCAATCCATTCCTTTCTCAAAACGTTCTATTTGTGCATTTAGGTTATCTATCGTGGTCTGCCTTGGGTCTATGTCCAGTACCTCTGTTTTAGCGTTTACATCTGATTTAGAGCTTGATTCATTATCGCCTTCATCAGTACAGGCGTCAATAAGAAGGCCAAAAAAACAGAAGAGTACGACCATTCCAATGAAGGCCGAAAGGATAATTTTAACGATTTTCATAATTCAAAATTTAAAGGTTACTGTTGTAAATATATGCCAGTGTTGAAGATGTTCTACAAAATGTCTTTCAACGGTCATTAAATGGGTTAAAATACTACTTTAATTTGTCTTTGGGTACCATGAGTACCCCTCCTTTTTTAATATGTTGGGCGCAGGCAGCCATGGCCTCCCAAAGCTCCTTCATGGTCCAGCCTGGTCTTGAGAGCTGCCAACAGTCCGCTACATAACGGCGGTACATTTTCCACTCCGCCTTATCCTTGGGCTTGAACGCTATCAGTTGCGGTTCCAAGTCCTGAGGCACCTTATAAAAATGACTCGCAGCCATGGTATTGCAGGTGTAGCACTCAATATACATTGGGGTAACTCCCGGGTCCCGGTGTTTTACCACGGTGTTTGGGCAACCGTTGCCGCAGGTGTAGGCGTTGACTTTTGGTTGGCCCGCCCTGAGCGGAGTCGAAGGGTTGGTTGTTGGTTGATGGGCTTGCTCCAATGGAATTACTTTTTTATTGCTCATTTTGCTTATTTGTTGAATTATTATCTGGTTCGCTTATTAAAATACCTTCTAAGGACATAGCCCCTTAGAATACTCACTACGGTAAAGTACAGGGTAATGAGTAGGTTCTTGCCGCCGCTGCTCTCAAAGCCCACCAGGGGAAATATGAGAAAGGTACTGGCAAAGCTCACGATAAAGCCTATGGCCGTATTGCTAAGGCTTTCAAAAAAGGATTGTCTTTTACTTTGTCCCATGATTTCAGTTGGTTAAAAACCCCGCCCTTCGACTACGCTCAGGGAACGGGGTTTTGTTATCTACTATACTTTTTCAATGACCGGCCATTTCCATTGGCCCTCTTTTTTTCCTTCAGATACGTTGCTGGCGTAGAGCGTGTCCGCTCCATCACAAAGCACCTTAAGGTTGACGTCCTTTTCGTTCACCGCTACGATGATCGCGGGAACCTCCTTTTGGGGGTTGCTGCCAAGGCCCTTGATTTTGTCATTCTCTGCTTTTGTGGGTGTGTAGACGACCACCCTTCCAATTGTTGGATTCATAGTGTATATAGATTTAATTAATACTCGGTTTAATAAGGTCTATTGGTCCAGCCTATAATGATACTCGGCTCGTTGTCATCCACGAAGGACTTGAACCAGTCCCTAAAGATTTCTGCCGGTAGGCCATCGTTCTTGGACACGATATCCAAGGGGTACTCCACGTCATCTATAAGTAGTATCTCGTCATTCAACTTTTTAAAATTGATGGGGGCGTACCAAATATTATGGGCCTCGCCAGTTTGTGCCTGGTACTGTTTGCTTACATAGGGTTTATCGCTCCAAAGGCTGAGTTTGTAGATACTGTCCGGCGACTTTTGGGCGTTGTCTATTCTCGATGCCCAATAGTCATAGCTCTTTCTAATGGTGTGGATTTTTTGTCCGTTGACAATCTTATCCTCAAAGTGGGTGGGTTGGCCACCAAAGGTGGTGGCAACGGCATAATACCTCATGAAAGGTATGTTGATGATTTTTCCTTTTTTCATTTGTAATATTTTTTAATATCGGTTCTAAGGCGGTCCACAATCTTGCCCTTATCCTTGGAGTCCTCCATTTGGGTACGGTGCAACCGCTCCGCCATGTTCATATCGTAGCTCTTGCTCTGCTGTACGGTGTCCAAGCTCTCCGCAACGGCGGCCTCCATCCTTCTTTTTTTGTAGCTCTTTATAAAGGTGAGCAGCTTGTTGGCGGTGAACTTGCCAAATTGCTCCGTAGCGACCAGCTCCTTACAGATGACCACCACGTCCTCCAGCTTTATACAGGAGCGCAGTTCATACTCCGCCAAAATCTTGCGGACCACGACCTCCGCCATATCCTGACTGAAGCTCTCGCCAAAATAGAGGCTCGTGGCTAGGAACATACGGGCCACACCGGTAACGATGGTATCCTCCCCATGGAGTACCGCCATACGACCCAAGGAGGGGGACGGTGCGGCCATGGCCATGGTCATGGTCATTTGCCCGTAGTATTTTACGATGAGGCTATCCCTATATGCCGACGCTGTTATCAGCTCCAGCAGTTCCGGCTTTCCCTGCTCTTTTAATGGCATTTAAAATGACGTTTAAACGTGAATTGATGTACTTTAAATCCGTGTTTTCCTTATGGAAATCCTCCAGCTTGTGCCAATTGTCCAGGATCAGCTTAAAAAGCTCCAGCCCTTCCTCGTCTTGGTCGCTTACCCTTGTAAGGTAGGCCTTTATCTGATTGAGGTGCTTACCGTCCACCGCATTGAACCGGGGCGGTACCTGCATAAAGTTTTGGTAAAAGGCGTACCATGCGGACACGTACTGCTGGTACTTGGATTGTTTCTTTTCGATTTTGGTGTACTCCAGCTTGGGCCAGTCCTTTTGGTATTGCTCCACTTCGGATTCCTTTAGCGGGGTTACCTTGGCCATATTGACGAGTTCCTGAATGGTCTCGGTCTTTGGGCCCTTTACTGTCTCCAGTCTGAAGAAATTCCCTCCCTTGTAGCTTACCTTTAATGTTCTACCCGTTGATGGGCTATGGATTAGATAGTTTGTGGTCATGCTATTTGGTTTTTGGTTGCTGGTTTTTGGTTGCTCGTGGTCTTACTTCCAGACCAAGGCCCAACATCTCCACAAAGGCGTTGAGGAAGTCGCACACGCTGGTTTGGCAGTATGGGTGTCCTTTCCATTTAAGTCGGTAAGTAACGTCCCCATATTCAAAGGTTACTTTTAAGGTCTTTTTACTCATATCAGCATTCGGTTATGGAGGCCGATACGTAGCCACAGTCGGCACAACGTAATTCGGTAGTCTCACAGGTTACACATGATTTTGTTACGACAATGGAGCCGCCCGAATGGTCGCACAGCTCCCTGAATATTTTTAGGTACCAAGGCATAAGTAGGGGTTAGTTATTGGTTTTTAGGTTCTGGATACAGAATATCATCAATATCCATTTCCCCAAACAGTACATCGAAAACATCCAAAGAATCTACACCAAAGACGTCCTCAGCCTGCTCTGGACTATAATCCTTTTCCAAAATCAGTATTCGATTGTCAAGTTCTTTATGGCAGTCTTCTCCAAAAAAATTAAACTGCTTGCATTTGGCCTTATTCTCTTTAAGCCTGGCGATAATTTGCTCTTTTGTCATTGCTTTGCTCATAACTTTTAACTTTTAACTCCTTTTTCGTGATACTTTTTGACCATATTCTCCAAGGCGGTGATGGTAACGCTCAGCTCGCTGTTATATTCCGGGGAGGTGTTTGGTTTGTCCATCTTCATCAAGGGTTTGCTAATGGGAGCCTTTTCGCTCTGGAGCCATTGGCCAAGGCGTTCAAGGTCTGCATAACTGCGACCGGTATGCTCGTTGATGGTGACCCAATCCATCTGCCTAAGGAGGCTTAGGATGTACATGTGCTTGGAGTTGCCGCCGTCAAAGCGGCCCCAATAGAGGGGGGTCTTTTTAAACTCGTTGAACTTTTTGTAATCGAATTCTTTTGTAGTCGTTGTCATAATGGTGCCACATTAAATGTTAGTATTTATTGAACTAGGGGGTTGTAATCCGTTTTAGGCTTGAAAAGCTCCTCCCTATATAAGTGCATGGTCTTATCGCTGTTGGGCCGGTTTACGATTTCCGTAGCCTCTGCCTCCGTGAAGCGTTTGGCGTACTTGATTTCCTTGGTATAGCCCCGGTCATCTAGGTACCAATACCCAAAATTGCGCTTCTTGATGACGTAGTCCTTTTGCTCTTGGTTTTTCATTTTGATAGCTATTAGCTGTTAGCCGTTGGCCTATGGCCTTAAAAAAATCCAGTCTTTCCCGGTGTCATCCTTTCCATGCTTTTGCGGTTTGAATGTTTCCCGAAGACGCCGCCGTTTATCCGTATCACTTTAAAAAATCAGCCTCCCAAAGCCCGTTAGGGAGTGTACGGCCTTAAAGCATGGCGTATAGCCGGAAGGAATCCCTAGCCTAAATCCGCCTTCGCCCTCGTTTACATTTCCCCGATACTCCTCAGGTGGCTGTCAAAAGCGTCCCGCTCGGATGGGGTGAGTTCCCTGTTGGCAACCCAGTGATTGTTCATGTCCTTACGGACTACCTTGCTATTGACCCAAATAGTGTCATCGTTGGTCTGTGAAATTTCTACGGCCATGGCTATACACTTGCAAAGGTTAGGTTGATAGGCTGCCACTTTCCATCCGTTCCCCGAGTCTGAAATATGTAGCCAAAGCCTTTTAAATGGGTCGTAAAACTTTCCTTGATTAGCTTGAGGCCCTCCTTCCATCGTGGGTCCTGAAATTTATCCTCATGTTGCCATAGGTTCATGACCCGGCCATATTCCATGTCGCCATTTGCATTGCGCTCCAAGAATGACATTAAAATCTCGTATAACTTCTGATCGCGCTTTTTCACCGCATCGCCCAAGAAGTCCTTAATCAGTTCCACGGCCTTGGTGCTGCGCTCGTCCCAATGCGGCTCCACGTCACGTCTGCGGGTTACCCTAAGTACTCCCTCGGTATCGGTCAATGAAAAACCGCCCTTACTATTGCTTCTTAGCAGTCCGTACTCATTAAGAGCGACCGCATGCTCCTCAAGGGAAGCGTGACATTTATTCTTGAATACCTCCAATTTTTGATGTAGTTCTATGGCCTCCTGTACCAGTTCGCTTACAGTAACATCCCGCTGCGCCTCATACTCCTTGCGCTGCTTTTCCTCTTTGGCCTTTTCGGCCTTTTCCTTTTTTGCCAAATAGGCCTTGATTTCTTCTGGGGTCATATCCTCTATGGACCTCACCGGTGCTAGTGTCTCACTCATTGTTTTGTGAATAAAAGGGTTAATAATCTGTTGTGATAGTCCAGCACCCCAAAATAGAAGTCGCTGTGACGGTTAAACTTGAGCCAGTTGCTTATACCGGCTATTCTTTCTCGTATCTCTGGTTTTTCCATGGTCTAAATGGTTGAAAATTGTCTCTCGTAATTGTAGTATCGGTCCCACCCGCTGCTTTGGATAAGGATACCTATCTGGTTGATACGGCTCTCCAGCTCAGGAGGTACCCTGTATTGTGGTTCCCTTGCGTGGCCGGGGTTTAAATCGTCCTCCCGCAACAAGGCCAGCCATGCCGCACGTTCTTGGTTGAGGCATATCCGTTGGGAATCCGTCAACAATCTGTTATTCTGAAGGCTCCATGCGAGGCAGTCCCTCAATTTTTTGATTCGCTGTGTGGCCGCTGCTCTATTCATTGTTGATGCTGGTCTTTTTGGCGTTATCTATTAGGGGTTTGCTGTAATACAGCTGTATTTTGTGGATGTTCTTTACATAGAGCAAATAGGCGTCCTTGGGGCTTATCTGGCCCTTGTAGGGGGCCACCTCAAAAAGGAAGTCCCGCTCAAATTGGGTGTACTCCATACGCCACCAGTTGAAAAGGGCGGCATTGGCCAAGAGGGATTGCACCTCTTGTTGGTCCTTACCCTGCGTATTGGACCAGTTGAACCATTGCTGAAAAATGATATTCTCATAGGTCTCCTCGTTGACCTGAAGGGCGGCTAGTAATTTTTCCATTTTTAATCGTTATTTAATTCTTGCATTCCATGGTATAGCATGGCCTTTTCCTCGTTGATGCTCATGACCCCACCGGGGACACGACCGCTGACAAAACAGGCCAGCCCCTGAACGTGGACGATAACCTTGGCCAGTTTTTTGGCCAGTTTAGCGGTAGCGGTATAGGGTGCGCCCTTTTTGTTCTCGTCCTCATGGGCCACGTAGACGAACAATACCTTTGGAAAGGCGTCCTTGAGCTTGCGGAGCTTTCCATATTTAAGCTCCTCTTGAAATACCGTGATGTTGTCTATAAATACCACCTTGGGTGCGTTCCTTTTTGTTAGTTTGTCCTCCAGCTCGGTCACCGTTAGGTATTCCGAAAATTGGAGGGCGTTATTCTCCGGGTCTAGCTTTGCCCTTTTAACCGCAGCGACAAAATCCTTTCCCATTCCTTCCTCTGCGCTCACATAAAGTACCCTTGCAAATTGGCTCAGGTACTCTGCCAACATGAGGCAGAACCACGTTTTTCCATTCTTTTCTATGCCGTAGATTATCCATATTCCGCAGGTCTCGGGAAGCCCCATAACGGTCTTCCAAATTCCGGTAAAGGCGAACGTGCTGAACTTTTTGGCGTATAGGTTCTTTAGGTTCAATGTTCGGCCCATTCATTATGCTGTTACGGGCGTTACGTTGTTTTTTTCCTTTAGAATTTCGATGTAGACCCTTCTTAGGGAGCCGTTGGTCTTGCCGTACATCTGCAAAGGGGTGTACTTGCTATTATTGGCCTTGAGTATCTTGGCAATCTCCGACAATAGGAACTTGTGGCGGTCTTGCTCGTTCAATGGCGTAATTCTTTGGTACCGGCTTCCCAAGCGGCTGAAAATCTCCGCAAAGCCCACCTTTTTATTCTCCCGGTTCCTGTCCAGCTTCACGGCTAGGCCGTCGGCACCCATCATGTACCATCCGCATCGGTATTCTGTAGCGTTCCATAGGGCCTTGACTTCTAAAAAAGCGGGGTATGAGAGGTCGCCGAACTCGTCCAGAATGACAAGGGGCTTGGTCATGCTCCGCATATACTGGATTAAATCCTGTTGTAATAGCCTTACCGATTGGTGGGAGTCGATACCGAACTCACGGGCCATGGCCCTCAATAGCTCCGTTCTTGACTTATGGCGGGAGCAATCCACCCGTATAGCGTTACGGTGGCGGCTTACATAGTCCTTAGCGGTGAAGGTCTTTCCGATGTCCGAGATATCGCAAAAGATGCCGCTTATGCCCATTTCCTGACAGGCGGTCAATTGTTTAAAGATGTAGTCATACACCATCGTGTAAGCGGTCTGCCAATGAAAGGCCTCGGCGTTGACGGGTACGTTGTACTTACTGGCTATCTCGTTCCATTTTTCGGAGGAGAGGACATTCTCAATATCACCGTTGGTGATTCGGCTAAATTGGGCGGGATTGATGCCTAATGAGGTTGCCTGTGCCTTGTTGGTGGTAAACTTGAAACCATTGTTCTTGATGGCTTCAACAATACGCATCCGGTACTCTTGGGTTAACATTTCCATAATTACAAATCGTTAGCGGGATTTCTATAGTTTATAAATTCTTCCTCGCCTTCATAAGTAGGCTCGTCCATGGGAGGGACAATGGTTTCGGAGTTCATATTTTTCGTCGGGTCAAACTCCTCTATGCCCGGTATCTGAAATTTATTGTTGAGTGTCTTTTTGCGATTGTCGAGGATGGTGACGGTATCCAGTTGGTTCTTTTGGGTACGCATGAATCCGTTGACCGTGGCCTCGTATCGGGTCATGATGGCCCTTAATTCCTCATCCTCTGCGGTGCGCTCAATCTTGGCCTTATTGGGGCGTGGCTTTGGCAACAGCTCGCAGATATAGCGACCGTCCACATAGACAAATGCCTTTAGTATATGGCCGTCGTTTCCGTCCAGCCAGTAGATATCGAACTCACGGCCCTCTACTTGCTTCATAAGGTGGACCAATGGCTCCCCGGTCTGAATGGTTCCCTCGTCGCCCAAAAGCCAAAGGCGGCTATTGAGTCGGGTTATGCCAGCATTGCAGGAGCTTCCGGTCTTATGGCCTAAATGGGGTAAAATGGCCTTGTAGTTGGTGGCCCTTAGGTCTGGGTTCTGATTTTCGCAGAAAACCTCCCAGCGGGTCTTTCCCTTAATCTTGGAATGCTCCATATTGTTCCAAGTGACAATGTCCTTGAGACATTCTTGGGCCAAACGGTCATAAGGGACTGTCATTTTTGGGACATTGCTTATCTGATTGGATTCACTAAGGGCAAATGGACGTGCGAGCCAGCCCTCACGTTCCTTCTCCAGCTTGTACCGTAATTCGCCATAGTACCGCTCTATTCTTTTAGATCGGGCTTTATTGGCGTACATCTGCCGGTATTGGAACATATTGCCCTCCTTGAGGAAAGTATCTTTATAACTGGCGTTCAAGGAACTCTCACACTCCAGCTCGGCGGGTAGGTTAAAGCCCCACTCGTCATAGTTCCTTACCATTTGGCGGTAGAACTCTAGGATAATACCCTCCTTAGTCTTTCCATAGACCCACACGGTAAACGCCTCGCTGGCCAAGTCGATACCATTATAGAACCACATCCTTTTTCCTTTCTCATATTCGAAAGGGGGCTGGCGGTCATCCACAGAGATTATGGAACCGGCAAGGGTAGGTTGCTCAAAGGAATGGTAAGGCGTGAATTTGGTCATTAGCTTTTGGCGGTCGCCGTTCCTTACTGCGTGGGTACCTATTTGGTTTTCCCATTTGGTCAGGTACATTCGAATACTGCTCTCGCTAAGTGCGGTAAATTTTTTAGGGTCGTAGATTTCCCCTGTGGTATCATTGATGACCTGAAGGTGGCCGTTGATAAATGCGTTGTATTGAATATGGATTTCGGTAGGGTTCGGTTTGTTGGATTGACCGGCGAACATATTGTTCAATAGTTCAACGGTTTCCTCCGTTACCTTGAGGGCGTTTCTTTTGGCTATTCCCTTGACGTCCTTAATCAAACTGATATACCCATCTTTTCTGAAGCTCCTAAAGGCTCCCTTGAATCTTTTACTGGTGGGTAGGTTGTGGGTATAACCGTACTTGGCTTGCATGACGGATTTGAAGGTTTCGGCATCCGTTGCCAAAGTGTTCAGGATTCCCCTTAGGCTTCCACCTTTACTACTCCGCTCAATTTCCCTTGCCTGTTTTAATTGGACCAGGGCTTTCATGACGCTGGCATTGATGATGTACCGGTTCTGTGATTCAGGGAGAAGGTTAAGACCGTCCTCCGTTTTAAAAGAGGTGTAAAAATCTACTGCCTCATGGTCACGTACATAGTAACGCTCCAGTATATGGTCCACCCTTCGAGGGTCGGGCAATTGTTGCTGAATTTCCGAGGGTAGGGAGTCGTAGTCCAATAAGAGACTGCGCCCATTGCCGCCGGATGATATTTTTCGAAGCCCGAAGTCCTTACGACTGTCACGGGTAATCTGTTTTCTGAGGTTTTCCCAATTGGGCCAAAAGTCCGGGATCAATTCCTCCCTGTAAACCCCAACTTTATTATTTGAGAGAAGTACAGGCATATTATGCGGATTTTGGTGTGAATAGTTCGATGGTATCTCTAAGGCTGTCGTAAATCTTCGATGATAAATCGCTTTTAATCTCGGCTTCGCCATTTGCGATTTGGTTTACGTAAGTATGGCTGACACCGTGTTTACGTGCAATAGCACGAACTTTTCCTTTTAGTGTCGCTTTTTCGATTTCAGTAAACTCAGCTTTCAT